CTTTAGATGAAGTAGTTCATGAAACAGAAAACTGGACTTTTGTACATGCGGATAAAGATAAAGACACCTTTTACGAGGGAGAAATTATTTCCGTATTAGAAAATCTAGCTGAAGACGTGAGCGAAAAAACATTTAGAGGAATTGTTAAGAAAAGAAAAGAAGCATGTTATATGATAAATATAATCGAAAGTGAAGAAGAGATTATACGAGGAAAGACAGAACTTAAATCATATAGAATGTTGAACACTGAGCCAAAAACATTGAATATAAAAATCAATTTGACTGGAAGTTTCGATGAAATATTAACTCAGTACCTATCAATGATAGGAAGATATAAGGGATTACAAATAAAAGATTATATTTGTAATTTCCTTGTGTCGGGTCATAATCAAGATTATTTTGTAATTTTGGATATGCATTGCCTGAACAGAATGCAGGGGGGTGATGTGTGTTCTTTTACAAGAAGAACGATTAATGATTTTTCGCAAGAGAGAGAAGATTTGAATGGAACTAGGAGTAGAACTGATTTAAAACCAGAACAAATAGTCTTACGCTCAACTAGTGAAGCAATTAGTGCATATAATATGATAAAACATAAACATTATGTACTAGTTTCAAAAACGCTTCAGACAGAATTTGACAGTGAGAAAGCTGGTTCAAGATCTTATGGAGTTGGGAGTGATAACTATATCTATGTGCAAGAACATCTAGCACAAAAAGATGATATAGTTAGATTTTGGCGATGTTCCAAATGGGACATGAGTTATGGCAACTATCACTTAGCAAGAATCGTCTATTCAAATATTTTGAATGATTTATCTATAGGGCGAATCTTAACAAGATCAGAAGCTTTGATATATTGTCAGAGAGAGGTTAAGTTGCATAGAATGAGTGCAGAGACTATACGTTTTCCTTCGTTAAAACATCATTTATACTCGAGAGAGGAATATGATATTATAGCGAAGCAATGTGAAGTACTTGTACATTTGCCTAAAACTCAGTTGGATGTTATTGGACAAGCAACGAAAATTGGTTCAAGAACGATGAAGTTGACAACTGGAGAAATGAAATTGACTAATTATTTAATGATTAGCAGAACAACATCGACAGGAGATGTAGCACAACGAGGAGATTGTGGGGGGTTAGTTATGAATTTATCAGATCGCTATACAACGAAATTAATGGGGTTGTATGCAGCAGGTGGAGACAACTGGTATGCAACAATGTTAACTAGTAGTGATTTGATAATAGAGGAAGTAATTGAAACTCGCAATGGAGAAGATCCGTGGGAGGCATTAATCTTAGAAGGAGAACCTAAAGATATGCCAGATGGTCCTGGAGCAACTTTTGTGGGTAGATTTATTCGCAATTGTCCTCCAGTTTCGAAAGCAACATTATCGCATTGGCATCAAAGCCCGTGGAGTGATTTGTTTGAAGAACAATTAGAACCGTCCCCATTAGATGCTAGAGATGACAGAATAACTTCTCCTGTTAAAGTTAATCAAGAAGGGCAACCTTCACTCTTAATGGAGCAAAATTCTAAGATGTGTCAATATCTTCCAGATATTGATAAAAGCATTTTAGAAGTCATAGAGGAGCAGTTTGTAAATGAAATGTCAACTAAGATGTATGGGGTGTTGAAAGAGACACCTACTAATATTGATAATTTATTACAAATGGCTTTAAATGGCCAAAGAAATAACATATTTGTAACGAATATGACGACTAACAAGAGTGCAGGTTTACCCTGGACAATGACTGGGAATGTGAAGAAGAGTAATTACTTAAATGTACATCCTATAACTGGAGAGGTCTCGTTTAAAGATGATGATTTGGGTCGCAAGTTGCGAGACCGAGTCATCTATAAATTAGGAGAGGCAAAGAAGGGAAATAGAATTTTAAGTTTTAGTAATTCAAAAGTCAAAGATGCGTTAGTCAAAAAGAAATGCGTTCCGATCGCAAAAGTAAGAGTTTACCATTGTATAAGTGTAGATAAAATTATCGCTGATTCAGCGCTATTTGGAAATTTTAAGGAAACTTATACTCGTGGTTATGTAACGATGAATCATGCAGTAGGAACAGATCCCCATTCAACAGCTTGGGGAGTGATTGGAAATCACATGTTGCAACATCCTAATTATTTCGACGTAGATTTTGAAAATTATGACAAATATTTACATAAGGAATTAATGGAAAGTGTGTTCAATATAATGCGGAGAGTTATACAAAATTGTGCCCCTGATCCTTGGGATAATGCACGAGAAGTATTAATGCGGGAGAGTATTGAAACATATGTTGTTGACTATGATACAGTTTATAAAACTGATCGTGGAAATAAAAGTGGTGAGTTTCTCACTACGATAGTTAATTGTATAGCTA